ACCTTCCAGTGCTTGCTGCGCTATATGTTGTGCGATTTCATCAGACTCTGCTATCTTCTCCAAAGCCTCACGCAGTCTTTTGTTTTCTGCAATTAGAATCTCCCTTTCATTTTCTAGTCTGTTATTGATGTAACGTATCTTGTCGTTTTCTGCTTCAAGTTTGTCATTCTCTTTTGCTACCCTAATTAAATCAGCGTCACTAGATTCAATCGCACATTTTACATCTTCGTAACGAACGTATTCGCCACCACCGCGTTCTCTCATTCCATAAGTAGATGATGATTCGTTCATCTTTGGTGTAGGTAGTTTACAGTCATATCGTTTCATCACTCTTCCTCTTCCTCTCCTACTTGCTGTAACGCATCGTCAACGATAAAAATGTTTGGTACAGTTTTTTGTTTATCCCAATTAGATAATCCACGTTCGTTTTCTCTGATGGTCTTAAGAGCGTTGATTAGTATTTGTTTATGGTTTTGCAAGTAAACAAGGTCACGTTCAAGACCATCAGCTAATAGTTTCATTCTATTAGCCTGACGCAAACGCCCTTCTTTAGTAAAATCCCAATCATCATAATACATTCTAATATCATCGGCATTTAACCAAACAGCATCCAATAAATCAAATAACTGTTTAGCTAAAGTAGATTTACCAGAACCGGGAAGCCCAAATATTAAGATTTTCATTCTCCATCTATCCATTCAATAATTTTAACATCTTCCAAACAGTCATAATTTAGAACCATACTATCAGGAACAAAACTAACAAAGTATTCATACTTTAACGGAGTTATTGTACTATTATAATACCCCCAATCACCGTTGTCAACTACTAATGACACCCAATAATAATCGGGATGTTTTATATAAGCATCATAGTCTACTTCATACAAGTCTTTATAATCGTGTTCAGGTAGTGAAATATATGGATTAATATCAATAACACCACCTTCAAAATCTTTACTGTATGTTGTACCATTGGCACTAATAATTACATATTTGTCCACAGTTTTAATATGTACATTGATAACCCCTTCTTTAGTAATACCTGCTTTAATATCAGTGATTACATCCTCAAGTTTAAGATCAGGATTATTATGTTTAAATTTATCAATATGTATTTTCATTCATCTTTACCCGTTACTAATGACCAAGTGCCATTTTCATTATCAACCCAAACAACTTCTGTACCTTCAGCCCAACCCAATTCTTTTATCATATCATCAGGTAGTTCAATATACAAATCACCATCATCAGATTCTTTAACTTGTACTATCATTCCTCAATCTCGCACTTTACAAAATTATTATTTTCTATTTTTGGTGATAATGCTCTGTGGTTTTTCCAATATGCATAACCATCTAAACAAACTATCATATATACACTTTTAGATTTATACCCACCATAAGCTGCTAGTCCAAGCACGGATATTATAAAAATAACGACTAGAACAATAACATATTTAGTTTTTATTTTGTTAATAGAACTTACTCATAAAATTATAATCTTCTAACGCGATACGCCATGCTTTCAAGCGTCTTTTGATTTCTTTCTTGTCACGTTTAGGTTTTGACCAAAAAACAGAGGTTCTTTCTTTTGGACCGATTTTATCATTAATATGAAGTTTTACTAATTCTAACTCTCGTTCATAATATTCGATCCATTTTTCGCATTGTTTTTTAACAATGTGATCAGTAACTTCATCATCAATTTCAATTTTCATCTTCTTTCTCCAAACCATCAAATATAGCATTATGAATATCCATATAACCACAGTCCATACCTGCACCATACATACTTGGTCCAAATTTAAATACATCATATATCGCCCAACGATAGGTGCCACGATCAATTATGTCGGCTTTATGGATACGTTTACACACGGCATAAAATGCGTGTTCCTGTTCTTCGTAGGTTAAATTGTCCCACCATTCATCATTCTTTGACTCATACTTTTCTTGGTATGCTTCTTGTGCTTTTCGTAGTGTTTCTAAATTATCAAACAATTCTTTACTCATTGTTTACAGGCTCCTTCACTCACGCCATACCCCATGGATCAAATTCATCTAATATAATTTGGCGTATTTCATATCTATCATAATCCCAATCCTTATCGGCAGAAAGATATGATTTCTTTTCTTCAGCATATTCCTTTTTACTAAAAATACCGAGAATAGATTGCTGTTTAAAATTTTCAATACCAATTAGCATAAAGAGTTTCATTATTCACCCATACCTTCAACTGTTGAATCACCAACAAACACCTTAACAAAATAACCATTTTTTCTAACACCATCGATAAATTCTTCTGCTTTATATGCATTTGCAAAATAAACGGTTTGGATAGGATTCATCGATGGTGTGTAAACGTAAACTGTAACCATTTTTTACCTCAACATTATATAAATTGTACTAGATAATAGTCGTTATGTCAACCATTAAAAGTAGTAAACGCGGGTGTGATCCGTATTGGAAAACTTTTCTTCATAGGTTTCACCTGAGCGAATACCGGGAGTAGAAAGATCAGGAAGTTCGCGTTCTTCCAAATAAGTAAATCCATGATAATTATTGGATTCCATCAAAATGTTTTCAACCATAGCCATTACACCTTCACGAAATTCTTTGGTGTGTCCGGACCATTCGGATTTAAGAAAACCGTTTGCGATTTCACGAATTTTTTCCACTTCAAACGTTTTGCGACCTTTTGACATAACAAATCTCCAAATAACTCTCAATTACAGTATAATTATATCGAATTTAGGTCTGGAATTCAAATTAAATGTTTTAATAGTATGTATTAAATTTATTAATAAACTAGTATTTCATTTGCTCGTTTGTCATTTTCATCATATTTAATGACTTCTTTTTTATTATTGTCCCATTTTATAGTAAAGGATTTTCCCCAATTAATTGATACAATAACACCTTGAGGCAATTCTTTGGAGTTAATTAATTTATTTGTTTTTAACATTGAAGAATCGAAAACTTTTAAACCAACTTTCATATCTTTAAATAATTTTAAATTTGGTTTTACATTACTGACACCGGTTGTTTTTTTCCATTCCGAATGATCTTGATATTTATTAAATGTTGCGCTTATTGATGACTTATCCGACATTAGTGGATTTATATATGGATGTTCCATGATGAACTTTTTAAATGTTTTCATTTTCCTCTACTCTCTTTTTTGATAAAAAGACCTTAACATAATATTGGAATGTTTTTGGATAGTGTTCTGGATTTGGAACACAAGGAAACATTTCATAAAATTCTTTAATTTTTTCTTCTAATTCCATAATTGGTTGTATTTTTTATTAATATCTATTAAATCATTATAATGATCTAATACCTTTTCCTCAAATAATTGGATTTTATTATCCCAAGTTGCAACAAGTATTAACATATCCTTCGCTAGAATATCGTACCGCTCATATAACATATTCGAATACGCCGCACCCTGCATGAAGTAGTTTTTAATCCAGTCTTTTCTCTTTTCTTTTCTGGAATTTTTAAAATCTACTATATAGGTTTTACCTTTATATTCTGCTATACAATCGGCGGTACCAGCCAACTTCAATGAATCGGAATACATAGATAATTCTGTTCCGTATATTTTTGTAAATTGGTCAAGTACACTTTTAACATTATCATATAGCCTATGTGCTATATTTGATAGATTATAATCTGTAACATCTATTTTATTCTTATCTGCTTTTAACAGATAATTTTCACATAATTCATGGTAAATTGTACCAACAGTACTACTTTCTAACATGATTTTATTGGCTTTTTCTTCACCAATATTTTCTCGCCATTTTTTTATTCCATCATTTGGAATTTTACCTAACACGGTGGTAATAGATGGATATCTGTCACCATTGGGTGTTAGGTAAAATCTTCCAGTGTTTGTATTTATTTGTTCAATTTTAATATCCGTAAGCATTAATAATATTCGCTTCTTTTTCAATAATCAAATCAATAGTAGCCTGTTCAAGTACAACAGGATTTTGTGTCACATGAAACTTTCTTGCATTCTCAATCATAGTAGTATATTGTTCAACAGTTCCAGTTAAATTTTCAGACATAAACTGCGGTAATGCTGTTGATAGTTCTTCATATTTAATAACTGTAATATCGGATTGACCAGTAACTTTCTCAGTTAAATTATTCCAATGATAATTAAATAATCCATAATTTTGAGCATCATCCCAATATGTCGGGTCCGTGAAGAAAATTCTTTTGGGTCCATATGAATCCGCAAATTGTATATTTCTTGGATTGTAGAATTGCTTAATTGTGTTAATTTGTTCTGCTGTTGGTGCTAAAAAAAGTTTAACAATATCATCTGCTGTTGGCTCAGAATCAAAAACTGTTGAAATTATTGAACCATTTTTACCACTTCTATTATTATTTTTATTTCTCGGAACAAAATATCCATTTCTTCTTGATTTAATAAAAGAAATTGCCGAAATGTACCAATCAACTGGATTTCTAACAATGGCTACAGTGGGTAATGCATAATCAGCCATTGGCTGATATTTGTATGGTACATGATGTCCATACATTTCAACATTAAAGTTTTTTCTAAACATTTTAATTAATGTCATGCCTGCTGTTTTTGGTATGTGCAAAAACGTAAATTTATTTTCTACGACTATCATGTTATTCCTCTTAAATTAATAATCTTTCATTTTATTTCCGGGATTCCCTTTCTTGATGTATCTCATTGTTTCTTTGAAATCATCGGGTAATTTTTTTCTAGCATCATCCAAACCATATCGTGTTTTCATATTAATTGAAGTTATAATCTGTTTAACATGAAAATTACCACATTTTGGACAAGCCTCTTTTTCTGGTTTTTTATTGTTACTCATATTTAGTATTTTTTCAAATACATATCCACAATATCCACACTCATAGTCATATGTAGGCATTTTTATTCCTCAATAAACAATCGTGATTTTTTATTCATAATATCTTGAAGAAAATCAACCTCATCCTTAGATATTGCCTCACAAATTTGCATTAATATAGTATTTCTTCTTTTTTCATCGAGGGATATATTATATAATGCTGTTTTTATTTTACTCAACTGCATTTCCAATTTAGAAAAATTATAACCCGATGGAGATCCATCATCTTCATAAAAAGGTAATTCATCAATTAATGGTATATATTTTTCATTATGCATCATATCAATATATTCTCTAAACGTTGCGTTCTTTTTGAAGAAAAGATCATACATTGTTTTTCTTTTTTCATTATCAGTTTCTTTCTTATACAATTCAATAAATCTTAATATAGTATTCATTTAAAATCTCCAAATTTTTCAATGATATTTTTCAACTTATGTTTAATAGCATATTGCAATATGGATGTTTTTTTAAACCCGGATTGTTTCTCATATGCGGTTACGATTTTATTACCATATTCATCTGGAATATAATTCAAATCGATTAATAGTCTATTACGTTTGTATTTATCAAGTATAATACTATTATAAGATACCATTTCTGGATTTTTCATTTTCTTAGCTTCATCGATAATAGTTTTTCTAACTTGTTTCTGACGCTTATTATCATCCATAAAAACATCATCATCAGAAAAAATATTAGGTATACCATCAGAAGAATCACCACGAATAATGTGTTCAATAAGTGAATAATTTTTTTCATTTTTACAAACCATCTTCTTTTGCTGTGGAGAAAATTGCTTAATATTATTTTTATCAAACTGTAATTGTAATAAATCTTTGTCGGCTGATATTATCATAATATCTTCCAATTGAGAATATCGTTTAGCTAATATAGCAATTACATCATCCGCTTCCAATTTTTCAATCTCAATAAATTTAAATGGTAGTTCAGCAATTTCCTTTTTAACTCTATTGAATATAACATAGAATGAAGCCCAATCAATATTGGACTTCTCTCTAATCTTTTTTCTATTCTGTTTATAGTTGGGAAAAACATCGCGTCGCCAATAATTTTTTCCATCGGCGCATATCACAACCTTACCATATTCTGAGAATTTAGTTTTATAGTTGAAAACTTGCGATAGTATCACACTTCTAACAACATCATCATCAAGTCTAACTTTGTCTTTAGTCAACAATGTAATTATTTCTGGAATAACTACCGAAGATAAATCAATCAATAACATATATCACCATGCTTTAAGAATAATACATTCCTTATTAACTCTTCCCGTAAGTTCTTTTTTTACCGAATTAATATCTTCTATAATTTTAGCGGACTTTTTAACTGCTGTCAATTGTGGAAGTATTTTATTTGGATCACGTATAGTTTTACCATAAGAATCACTAGATTCAAAATTCTTTATTGTACTACCATTCACAGTTAATCCATCAACAGAATTATATATCTGTAATTGTCTATTTTTAGTATTAAAAATTAATACAGTATTAGCACCAATAATCTTTTCTGGATTAATTGATACAATATTATACTCCGAATTGTGTGGTTGATAATTCAACTTTGCAACCAACTTATCATTAGCAACTGATTTCTTTTTGCGAGTTCTGGTTTTCTTGGAAACAGTATTGATAAGATCCATATTAGAAATATCAGCAATAATATCATTATGCCTTTTAATTAAAACATCTACATTATTATAATCCGATTTATTATTTTCAATAAGTTCTAATTGTTCTGTATAATATTTTTTAAGTTCATTAATATCAATTTTAGCCAGTTTTGTATTCAAACTGGTAATCTTGGCATTTACACCATCAATATAAAGATCATACATCGTATAGAATGGTGATAATTTTTCTTCTTTAATCAGATTTGCTGGCTTTTTGATTTCTTCCTTTATATTTGGATCAACATTCAAATATTTACCAGCCAATTGGCTAACTCTATCTTTAATTTTAATAATATCACTTTCTTTAGCAACAAAACCATTATTCATCATTCTAGCAAATGAACCAATAGTTGAAACAAATTCATCTGGAATATTTTTAAGTAAATCAGTATCAAAATCTGACATATTTGTGGTAACCCAATCAGTCAACCATCTTTTCTTATCGGCATTTGATGCAACATTTCTGTACCATGTTAATGCATTAGAAACTTCAATATTATACCTTTCAGTAATTGAATGTTTATTAAATGTAGGTTCTTTACCCCAAATAACTTCATTTTCTGTTTTAACTTTTCTTTTAGCCATTTTTAATACCTATAAAATAAAAAACCATCGGACTAAGCCGATGGTAAAAAGAAGTTTACAATAAACCTGTCTTTTTTGCAAAAGCGACCCTTTTAATCATTAGGTCATTTTTGGTGCGGATTCTATCTTTGCGATAGATTGCATTGAGATGTGATTCTTCCTCTCTTTTGCAAAATTTGTATTCGTTGATCAAATACTTTTCTTTTTGCTCCAGAGAATCGAAATTTAACCACACGGGATCCGTGTAATTACCATCTTCATCTACACCATTAGGAAAAACTTTCAAACGTGCGTTTGACATATTATAACTCCCAATTTTTGTTAAAAGAAACATTATAGTATAACTATAACAACCCGTAATGGCGTCCTCGACAGGATTCGAACCTGTAACCTACAACATAATTGGAGCGGGTAGAATGGACTTGAACCAAAATCTCCTATCGGGAAGATAGGTATTTTACATTAAACTACACCCGCATTAACTATTTTTCACATTTTTTCGAAATAATTATAATCATACTCATCATAATCTTCCACATTTCTAAAATTCTGTTTATCGCTATGTCTTTTTGTTTTTTTAGACTTTAGGCTTTTTTGTTTAAGTTCGCCAGAATATTTTTCTCTATTATAATCACTCATCGATTTAAAAGACATTTTCACTCTCATTTAAAGTACCAATAACCAGACCATTTTCATCCAAAACCTGTATGAATGATTGTGGTCTCTCTTTTTTCATTTCAACATATTTTTCAAAAACCTTTACGGGATCATCATATGTTTCAGTTAAAGTTTTAATTGTTTCGCCAACATGGTTGGTATCGTAAACGTTTAATATATACATATTATTTATCTCACTTATAATACAAAGTTTTCCAGTTCGTTTTTTCTGAAGAAATGTTCTTCACCATTCTCCAATTTTCCCTTAAATATCCATTGACCATCAGTATCAATCCATGATGATTTAATACCAAGATACATTTGGTGCATCGGTGAAAATGCAGTTTTATATAATGTTTCTTTTTTTGGTATATTATCAAACATAATAAACTCCGTCAAGTAATTTCATAAATATATTCAGTACCCTTTTCCTCAAGTCTATCACCACGCTCAAGACCTTCCGAAGCATTTTCCCATGACATATGTGTAGCATCTTTTTTGTTTTTAACCCAACCATTGGGCGACCAATAAAGACCATCAATACTCAAAACATAATAAGTTTTTTTAGACATATTTATATATTTTCTCTCAACTATGTGTATAGTATATAAAAATATTTTTTATTTGTCAAGAACTTTTGCACAAAAGTTTTTTATGACGACATAAATAATTTTTATGAATGAAATCAAAGGGTTATATTTATGTGGTTATATAATAAACAAGAATTTACTTCTGAAATGATAGGTGACTCCTATGGATTTGTCTATTTAATTACTTGTACTATAACAGGTCAAAAGTATATTGGCAGGAAATTTTTTTGGAGTAAAAAAACATTACCACCATTAAAGGGTAAAAAAAATAAACGACATAAGTTAATTGAAAGCGACTGGAAAGACTATTGGAGTAGTTCCAAATATGTACATGAATTGATAGAACAATATGGCAAAGAAAACTTTATCCGAGAAATCATATCAATTCATCCAAACAAACAAGAAACAAATTATCGTGAATTATGCGAACAAATAATACGCAATGTTCTTGATTCTAGAACCGAAAATGGAGAAAAAATCTACCTAAATGAAAATATAGAAAGACGTTATTTTCCATCCGAAAGGTTCTATGAATCAAGAAATAAACATCATCAAGAATCCCTAGAAGAAACCCATAAAGTTTTATCTGAAGTTACTAATGTAAATGAATCTTGACAAAGTTGTTCTCGTAAAAATAATGCCAATTCATATGCATTCCCATCAATTTCATCTTTTGTTGATGGGAATCTAGGATAGTTTATACACTCAACTATAACACCATCTTCTTCACCACCAGTATAGATATACGTATTCTTTGTCACATTAACACAGAAACCAACATCATAACAAAATTTTCTACAAATATCTCTAGCTTTGTCGTAATCTCCAGCTATATAAATTCTCGCAACATAAGTATCAATTGAATTAGTATTCATAATCACCCCATAATATAATAAAAAATAAAAATAAAAACAGAAATTACAGTAATATTACTCCAATATTCAAATATTTTAGAATAATACTTACTATAAGCACAATTATAGTAATCATCCATCTTACAGGCAATAAGATAGATGATAAAATTTACAATAATTAATTTATCCACTACAAGCCACACATTCGCCGGATGATGCTTTTACACCAGATTCACTTCTGATATAATACAGCGATTTAATATAAGGATCCTTAAATGCATATTCATGAACCTTAGAAATAACACCCTCATCTTCTCCAGCAGAAAAGAACAAGTTAATAGATTGTGCTTGGTCAATATATCGTTGCCTACTTGAAGCCAATCTAATAATTGCTTCCTGATTAATTTCAAAAGCAGTACGGAATACTAACTTTTCATCATCACTCAACCAATCAACATTCTGAACCGAACCAGAGTTTGTGATAATATTATTTACCGTTTCATGATTAAAGACCTTACGTTCTTTCATAATATCAACCAATATTGGATTAATACGATCAACTTCACCGGCAGCAGATGCTTGTATATAGGCATTTTTATATACCGGTTCTATACCCTGCGATACACCACCACAAATAAGAGCCGAAGATAGATTAGGAGCAATAGCAAGTAAGTGTGTGTTTCTTCTACCATATCCTTTACACCACTCTGGTTCACCAAATTGTTCGGCGAGCCACATTGATGCTTGTTCGCTTTCTTCTTTAATCATAGAAAAGATTTCATTGTTTTTCATGTGAGCCTCAAATGATTCAAATGCAATCATATTTTTTTGTAGATAAGTGTGAAAACCCAGTGTACCTAAACCCAACGATCTGCCTTTTTTCGTATATCTAACTGCCTTCTCAAGACCACGAATATCTTTACCAATCTGAATGAAGTCCTCAGCCACACAATCAAGAAACACGATTGAATCAAATACGGCTGAAGAATCTTTCCATTCATCATATTTGGCTAGATTCAATGATGATAGCACACACGTATATGTGTGGTCTTGATCCGAAAATAATGTAATTTCGGTGCAATTTGATACTAATATGTCATTAGCAAAAAAATTATGATTATCTTCAACTGTAATATCATATACAGGTTGTTCTTCAGTTAGATGTTCAATTTTTATACCCATTCTTTATTTCCTCTATAATTCTGTTTGTATGATGTTTAGCATATGTACCAAATTGTTTTTCAGTAGCACCAAGTTCTATTAATCTATTCTTAATAACATCAAGTAGACCTTTTCTGTATTTTCCACCAAATGATTTTGGGATAAACTCATCATATTTGTATTCACAATAAAATCTCGCCATTCTGATTATCCAATTACCAATTCATCATCCTCTTTCAATTCACAGGCTTTAACATAGCCACGATTTTTAGTATAAACCTCATGGTCTAATGTACAAGTAATAGACTTGCCTGTTTCATCATCTGTTATTTTGATTAATTTGGCGGTTTCAAACATCAAAGCAGTTTTCAGAATGCGCTTCCATTCACCAAGTTTCGTTTCTTTGTTGAATGACCAAACTTCCCATTCCTCTACTTCGTCATTGACAATTAAATAGTCATTAAATGTTTGTAATGTTGTTGTGACTAACCCTGTAATTTTACCTCTTACTTTGATTTTAGTATCACCAGTTAAACATAGTTGTGACGCTTTCACATCTAGTCCATTATCAACATAGCATTTTGGATTCAAACGATTTACTTTATCAACAAAAAAGTAATATCCTTTACCTGTTACCATTTTTAACTTCAACGATCTTTGATACCTAGCTATTGCATCCTGATCACCAGAATCCAATCTTTGAATAAAATCATCACTAATAATCCAACCAACATTAGCATCATCTGGAAAAGTCTGTATATGGTTAGCGATTTCCCAGAAATCATCATGATCTATTTCAATATATCCAGCCCATGCTCCTCGTCTTGTTGCGCCTTGAGAAACATCACGGCTCAATTGAACAAAATCCTTAAACACTGGTAATACACCACTAGCTTTGCCTCCACCTGCAATATTGGAACCTCTGGGTCGAATAGAGCCAAGATAACTAGATGTACCAAAACCATTTTTACTCAGAACAGCAATTTCTTTTTGTGATTCATAGAATTCATAGATACTATCTTCCACATAAGAACCAGAACATGATACAGGACATCCTCTACCTGCTCCCATATTAGCCATAACTGGAGTAGATGGAGCAAGCCATCCATTCCAAAGTAAATTAAAGAATTTATTATTCCATTCTTTTTTACCCTTATCATCTAAGGGTAAACGACTAGCCGCTTGTTTTGCTATTCGTTCATATGTGCTTTTAATATCTGGACATTCATTAGTTGCATATTTCTCTTTAAACATTTGGAATGCGGCTGTTGTAAACCATTCAGGTACTAAACCACTCTTTTGTAATTCTTTCCTTTCACGACCATAACTTTTGTAAATACTTTGTTCTTGTTGCTCATCAATCATTTTGTTCACCCCATATAAATGCTGTTTCTTTCCAATCTCTTGTATAATCGGATCCTTGTGCCGAAAAGAAATCGTGAAGTCGAGTACTATTGATATTTTTATAAAACCATTTTTGTATGGGATTATAAGTTGGATTAAATATCTTATCATAACCCAGATTTTCAAGACATAAATCAATTCTACTTTGTACAAAGTTATCAAGTTGATTTGCCGTGATACCTCTAATATTACCCTTTTCGAAAATCATTTTAACAATTTCCTTTTCATGTTCATATGTTTTCGATGCAACTTTTTCCATATCACGCCGCAATATTTCTTTTTCTTTTTCTGATAAATTTGATTCTTTCATTAAAGTTCTATATAACCATGCGTCTGCTTCCGCGTGAATATTTTCATCTTTAACAGAAAAGTTAATACCCGCCACTAGATTGGCAAGTTTATTCTTACCTTCTGCTTGGAAATGTTTAAGAAATGCGAAATTAGAATATAATACCGCACCTTCAATCATAGAAAAAGCACCCAATGATCTAAGTATATCTAAGTTATTATCAATTGGAGCACCAACAACGGAACCAATCCATTCCATTCTTTCGTTGAGTATTTCATTTTCTTTATATGATTCAAAAAATTCATCGGTGGCTAAACCAAGAAGTTCATTGATTCTAGCATAAAATGGTGCATGTACATTAATTTCAACATAGGACATCATATTAGCCATACGCTCAATATCAGGTCTAGGAAACATTTTTGCTACGCGATTTGTCCAATAATCTTTACCAACATGTAATTCATACTCTGTAAATAATTTCAATACAGTAATAACACCATGTAGTTCGGCTTCATCTAAATTAGTTTTTAAATCATGTAAATCCTTCTCCATTTCAATTTCTTCGGCTGTCCAAAGAATTCTCTGTTGGGTTTCCGCAAATTCAATTGCCGTATCATAATCAAAAGTATATGTTGTTTTTGGTGTTCTTAATCTGGGTAAAGAATCTGTCATTTTATTTTCCTATTCTATATTGTGTTAATTTCATTCTTGCTCTTATTCCACTGTAAGTATTTTCTTTTATATGTTCAAATACTTTTTCTTTTGTCATTCCATTTAATATCATTTCATTAATATCTTTTCCCTTAATTTTTCCCCAAATAACCAGAGAGTATCCTTTAGAAATAAGTTTTTCCATTTTTGAGGTAATTTGTTTTGATCTTGGTTCATTATCCATCACATAAACAACATTATCACCTAAAAATTTTGCATCTAAATCACTACCAGCCATGGCGATTGAATTAGTAAGAAACATACTATCGAATTGTCCTTCAGTAATGTATATAGTCTTGGAATAATCCAATTTATTCAATCCATATGCTTTTACTTCATCAATTAAAGTTAAAGTAATATATCTAAGATTTGATTTTTCCAATGCTCTACAACTTATATGTGTGAGTTCATTATTAATATTGTAGGATGGAATTAATAATCTAGGAACATTATCATACTTTGTATTTGCATACTTGTCAATATTTTTAGTTAAATTTTCAAGTTTGTCTATATAATAAAGTTCTGAATATTTTTCAGTAGGTATCATTCTATTTTTAAGATATTTAATCGCAATATGATCATCATCCAAGCTATCAACCCTAATAGCATATTGCAATACATCTTTTTTAAAAACAACTTTCTTATTTTTATATATTATTTCACTTTCTTTTGTTTTTGGTGAGAAATTTTCTTTAAATAGTTCCAGTTTATACTCTTTATAAGTATCTGGGTAATATTCTTTAAGAAAAGTATCAAATCTTTTACTACTACCACAGTTATGGCATGAATAAAATAATTCATTATCTTTAGTGTAAAAATATCCTCTGGCTTTTAGTTTTGATTTTTCGGAATCACCACATTCAATACATCTACAATTATAAAGTCCATGTTTCTTCTTTTTAAACATTGGTAATGTAGAAGATATTAAACTTAAATATTTTTCTTGAATCCAACTCATATAAAATCCGCAATTATTTACATTGTTTTTCGTACCTCATTAATGTATTATACGACTTTTTAATGTAGTTGTCAATAATTGCGTGATTAAATAATATCTTATCGAAATTGGTGTCATCGATGGTGATAGCCCACTCATCGGATTTTAATTTTTGCAGTTCGAAATGTACAGTTTTAAGTTTTGGTTTAGTTGGAGTTGGGTAACATTTGGGTGGTTCTTGTATAATATCATGTTCTCTAACTGGTGTGGATTCACAACCAATTAAAATTATACTCATCAGGAAAACGAAATATCTCATTAGAATCTCCGATCATTATATCTATTATTTAAAGATTTCTCAAGTTCTAATACTTTTTTATTTTTATCCGGAATTTTTTCTTTTTTAACGTTTTTATTAAGGTTTTCTATAGTATCTTCCCTAACGCAAATATTACCTAATACTTCAAATGTTTCGTCGGTCAGTATATTAATTTCCTTTTCTAATTCTAATATATCATCACGCAGTTTTGTTTTTTCTGAATAACATTTTTCCAATAATATCTTTTCCGCATTTAAACTATTTGTTAATTGTTTAATTTTTTCTTCAAGTTTGGAATTATCACCAACAAGATTAAGATAAGACCAAACGAAAAATGCAATAGATGATAGTGCTATGAATATTAATATCTGCTTCAATGATATATTTCTAATAAAAGGTAATAAAAATTGAATCATCTATTTATCTCCAAATCAAGCATTTTTAAAATCTCATCATCTTCTTTAATATCATTCGTTACATTATTTTCAACATAACAATCTATAAAATTTAATATAGTTTTTATATGTGAATAATATTTTTCACCAAGTCTATAGAATAAAACTATATTAGCTGATTCTAGACCAAAAACATTAATTAAAATAATTATATTGTTTAAAACAAGTCTTATATTGATTTTACCGGTTGTGTCATACCTTTTAAATGATTTTTTAAGTATAACCAACCGATTAATATCAATATAAAATTCTTGTTTATTGAATAATGGTGTTTTATAATTTTGTAAGCAATATTTAATAAAATTAGTATCAGGTTTCACGTTATCATTCTAAAAATTATTAGCTAACAATATCTTTAAGTTTACCGAAGATAGTTTTATTTTCTTCTTCAACAGTAGCTTTATCTTCTTCAACAACAGTAGTTTGTTCAACTTTAGTTTTCTTTCTTGTTGTTTTCTTCTTCTTTTTCTCCACCTTTGGTTCTTCTATCTTCAAACCTTTAACCGAAACTAATAATTCACCAGTTTTTGGATCAACCCAACCTCTAGGTGTAGCTATGGCATTTGGCGCCCATTTTGGTGGATTTAACATATCTCTTGGCATTTTATTCTCCTACTTTTTATTTAACAGTTTTAAATCGGTTAGTTTATATGGCATAGCATTGACACCATCATCATGGTTAACTACAGCGTAAGCATCAAGAATTGATCTAATTGTACCGGTTTCACCATATAGTGGACTTGTTTTATCTATTACTTGCACACGCTCACCAACTTTTGTTGGATGAATAATTTCTTTTTTATCCAAGCTATTTTTAAAAAAATTTTTGAAACTTAACATGATTATCCATGCCCCTTCATCATTCTCAAAAACGCCATTTTTTCACCTTTAGTTTCAAATACAGGTTCATCAATTTCACCTCGGAACGATTCAACCGTTAAGAAGTAAATCATACCAAGATTAATATTAATTTTAACAAGTGGAAGCATCTTACCTATTCTTGTGCCACTGGATGAATAACGATAAATTCTCTCGCCAGCTTTTAATTTAGCACCGGCAACATCTTTCTTGTCATAAGAGTTCAGTTCAAATAAAATCATGTAGGAAACAGGATTAGATTTTGGTGCTGTAACGCCAACTTCCTTATATCCCATTTTTCTACCAAAAGATATTGATTCACTTTCGCCCCAATTATTTGAATCATCATCGATAAATTTATTATCAAATGCTTCTGTTAAATCTACGGATTCAGCCTGTAACCATCCTTTTGACTTATATTTATTCCAATCAGTTTTATCTATTGTAACAACTTTACTATCTTTAACAATAAGCATTTCTTTATCACTAGACTTTAACTGTCTAGGCAATTTAATTGGTTTTTTATCACTCACATCTTTACTAATATCGGAAAGTCTCTTACCTGCTTCAATACCAGCTTTCATTGTTCTTTTGTAGTAGGTATCAAAATCTTCTTTTGTTCCATCTTTATGAATAAATGTAAGTTCAGAAATTAATTTTTTTAAATTTTTCATGGTCTTTCTAATCCTTCTATTTTACTTTTTAAATTGTTAATTTTGGTTTGTATTCTTTTTAGTTTTTTAAGTTCAACATTGGTGACTGTTTCATCAATAATCTTATCTTCTATTTCAAATGCTTTTTCCTGATAAAGATCAACTTGTGATTGATAATGCATCGCGCTAAATTGCTTTTGAACCTTAGCAACATCTTCATCTAGAGCAAATTGCTCCACATATTCATTAGCCGCATATACAACTCCACCGGCACCACTAATTATTGATATAATCAATGCTATTAATTGAAATCTGGAAGTAACCCACTTAATTATTTCATCCATCAATTAATTCCTTTTTCTTTTTTCTTTTAACTACTTTATTAAAAAGTTTCTTTGGATCAGGATTATCAACTCCACCAGAAGAAACTGATGTAGTTGGTTCTCCATCTTCTAACATATTGATGAATTGTTTAAATGATTTTAAATGACTTTCACCAATCATCTTCTTGAATATACCAACAATATAATCGTACTCTTCCGAATGACCCTGATCAGCCGCGAGTTTCTTTGCTTTATCCCATTTCTTCTCAAGGTCGGCTCTTGAGCCTTTACCTTGATCAACTAGCTTATCTATATATGCAACCGGCATATATTACTCCTTAATGATTTCATTTAAACTCTCAATACTTTCGTAGATGTTTTAAACTCTTTCTTTCTCATTATTGTTTTGGCAACCATTTCCAATTGTTTAGTTTTTGGATTCCAATTAAAATGTACTGGAATATTTATATTAGTTGTGATAGATTTAATTAACTCTTCCAACTGATCATCGGCATCCCTTATTTCAATACCATGTTTCTGATATAATGATGTATATACTTTCTGTAGTTCACATACAGTAATTTGCTGTTTATTTCTATCATCATTCAAACGATCAAAAAAATGTTTTGTGAATTCAATATCAATATTAAGAGAAGAAAATAAATTATCTAAAACTTTCTCCAACTCTTTAAGTTCTTGCTTAGTAACTTCTTTATTACTAGGCATACAAGCACCATTGATTAACTGTTCGCAGAATGTTTTAAACCGAAGCATATTTGTTTATTCTATATTTAATTTGTTGTATTGTATCTCTTCCATTATAAAACTGTAAATCCTTAGCATCATCATAAGAAATTTTAGCATTTCTCGCAAGCTCTACCTTATATCCCGGTCTTGATGCTGGTACTATTCTTTCTGGTGTGAATTGTAGACTATATGATTGACCGGATGATATAATCCAAACATATGCACCAGCAGATTCAATTAAATGTTGTTTAAATGTTTTCATTGTTCACCAAGCCCATCTATAAATTTCTTCCAATCACCGAGACATGCTTGAATTTCATCTGCTCTAACCCAAGGACCACCAGACTTTCCCGGATCCTTAATACTGAGCATTGCTTCCAAATCTTTTGGATTAAAACAATGTTTATAATTTTTAGTAGCAACTGTTAGAAAAGGATTTTTTCTATTTACGGTCTTGAAACCAACTGTTGGCCAAGTATAATTATCCTTGAAATATTTTTTAACAGTGTTAACAATTTCTTTATTTTCCGGACTTAATGCTTCAACAATAAGTTCTTCATTTAATTCTTCGTATGTTTTCATTTCTTATCCTTATTAATATCCAAATAATTCTAAACCATTAGTTTCAATATTATTAGCTTCAAATTCAAAAAAATCAGTTAAATAATTTAAACCCTTCTGAGCTAATGTTTTTGCAAAATCTATAATTTTATTCAACAAATTTTTAAACCATTCTTTTATTGATTGTATTAATTTTATTTCATTTAGTGTATCTTCAACTAATAAATTATTTGATATAAAGTAATCTATTTCTTCATTAATGAGATCAGTTACAGTAACATTGGTTGAAGATAAATCCAATCTAAAAGAACCTGAGGTTGATGCCGTACCACTTCTAGACACTTTACTACCTGTTGGTGTTTTTGGTGATATTCTTATTTTTGCTTTTTTAGCCAATTCTTTCATGAAATTAGATGGTTCATTATTTACTGTTAAAATTTCAATAGTATTATTTTTTCCCGTATTTGGATCAAATTCTACAACCCAATTTGAACTAGCGTGTTCATCTGGTTGAAATTTAATTTCGCCGGTTGCCGCTTCATGACAGAATAATTCTTTAAATGTTTTATTTTCCTGAAAGAATTTTACAAATGTTGGTTGGAGTTTTTTCATATTATTTTTCCAATCAACCATTTCTTTCATTTTTTCTTCATATTCTTTTTTATTAATATCTATTGACATTTCAACAGATTTACTTGTCTGTACTTTAGCTTTTATTGTTTTTGGTATAGGTAACTTACCTTTAATAACATCAGCTATTGTATTAATATTACCCGGTACAATTATTTTTTTCATGACGTTTTCAAGATCAACCAATAGACTATCTATTTCTTTTGGTTTTTGGTCGATTTTCATTTGAGCGGCCTTGAATGTGGATAATGTTTCATCTTTAAGTCCGGACATTAACTGCGAGCCGCCTTTCTGTTTTAAGGATATATTAATACCATCTGTTGAATATAAATCCGTTTTGGGCGTTGAATTTCCTTTCCACCATGAAATCATTTTTCCTTTGCCCATACCAAAATGAATCATTGTATTTGGTCTTGCTTTTGTTTTTTCTCTTATTTGTTTCGCAATTTCTTCGGAGATATGTTTAGCACTTTCATAGTTTTCTTTTTTAACACCATAAGTATCAGGTGCATTATCAAAACCACCATTAAATGCTATTACAATATGTTTCTCCATTTCAGTGGCACCAACAGTACTTCCACCCTCTAATAAAAAAGTTTTAAATGTTTTCATGGTAATATTATTTTTCCTTCATCTATATTAGCTGTTTTACCGACTATTGGACCAATATTAAATGGAGACTTCTTAACGGATTTGAATTGAATCTCCATTGTAATTTGATAGCCTTGTCCACCGGCAAATGGAAAACCTCTACTCTTTTCATTTGCGGCCGCTTTTGTTACGCCTTTGGATTGTATTCTAACTCTTAACACAGCAGTATGTGAATTATCCCATAGCGGTATATTATTACTATTACTATTTAGTTTTGCGGGATCTTTAGTTCCTAACAAATAAAATCCATGTGTTGCAACATTAAGATAATATGTTTTCTTTAAATTGTAGTAATCGGAAATTGTTTTGGCTGGTAATGGAAAAAATATATCGGGACAATTTTTAAGATCATATGAATATCTTTGTTTTAAATCCATACCCGATTTTCTAACACGTTCTATCCACTTTTGATCTCTATCTTTTTGTATAAATGGTTCAACTTTCCACTTGTATTTTATATTATCT